ACCGGGCGGCCCACACTTTCGAGGATGGATCATGCGCTCAGGCATCGGTAACGCAGCTTCGGATCCAGTCTTCGTAGCGTTGACGGGCGGCTCGACCTCAAATGCCGCCGCCGGCACCGCCGCCAACCCGATTCAGACCCAGGGCAGCGCCACCATCGCGGGCGGCAGCTTCACCCGGCCTGCTGACACCACAGTCTATGCGATTGGCGATCTGGTTGCCAACAGCACCGTGGCAGGCTCCGTCGTTCCGGTGGCGATCGCAGCCACGGCAGCGGGCGGCGTTGGCGAAATCCGCCGTGCCCGCTTCACCACGACCAAGACAGGCCTTGCCGGGACCGAAGTGTTCCGCATCCACTTCTTCAAGCTTTCGCCAACCGTGACAAATGGCGACAACGGCGCATTCGCCCCGCAAGGCATCACCGCGATTTTCCTCGGCAAGATCGATGTCACCATGACCGAGCTTTATAGCGACGGCTGCAAGGGCGTCGGTGTCCCGGCGGTGGGATCGGGCATTGTGTTCGATACCGCAACAGGCTCGATTTACGCCCTGATCGAGGCTCGCAGCGCCTATACGCCAATCAGTGGCGAGGTGTTCACGATCGCCGCTGAGGTCGTGCGCTGAGGCTGGCATGACCCAGCTTGACCCCAAGTCCAATCTCGAAACGGTAGTCCGCTATATCGACTGGCCCGAGCTGGATGGCGATGTCATCACCGGATCGACCTATACGCTCGATAGCGGAACTATCGTCATCACCCAGCCAATGCGGTCCAACACGCAAACGGCCTTCACGATCGCGGGCGGTGCGGCTGGCGAGACGGCGAGCATCACGAACACCATCACCACCGCCGGCGGTCAAACGCTGGTGCGCACCGTCACGATCTATGTCGAGGCCGCGACTGGCCCTTATGGCGTGTCCTCGTCGACCAAAGGCGATCTCGTGGAGATGGCGTACGAGGAACTGGGATCGGCCGGCTATGAGTTCGACCATGGGCCCGACGAGATAGCATCGACGCTACGCAAGCTCGACGTGCTGATGGCATCCAGCACGATGCCGAACATCGGCTACAATGCTCCGTCGAAGATCGGCGGCAGCAACATGCTTGATCCGTCCGGATTGCCGGATAGCACGCTGCAGGCGATCGCGATCGAACTGGGCCTCCGCATCGCGCCATCCTGGGGCAAGACCATGAGCAGCGAGACCCGCAAGGCCCGCGCCGATGGCATGAACGCCTTGCGCTCGATGGCGGCTGTCATCCCCAAGATCGCGCTTCGCCGTGACACGCCCATGGGCACCGGCAATCGCTGGCGTTCGCTCTGGCGGCCATATGCAACAGGGTGCGTCGGTCCCGGCTTTGTGAGCGCGTAATGGCGCAGATCGCGGTTCCGATCCTCAAGGGCCTCGTGGCGAGCGACGATGCCGACTTCATGTCTTCGCTGCCGGTCAATTATGAACCGGTCGTGCAGCAGACAGGGATTGCGGCGGGCTATCTGCGCGCGGTGCCGGGAATTGCGCAGATCGCCGCTCCCGCATTGGGCGCTGGCCGCGGTGGCATCATCTGGAACGGTATCCAGTATCGCGTGATGGGTTCGAGCCTCGTTCAGGTCGTCGGCTCGACTGTGACCGTACTGGGCGACGTTGGCGACAATGGCCTGCCCGTCAGTCTCGATTTCTCTTTCGATCTGCTCGCTATCGCGTCGAATGGTGACCTGTTCTATTGGGACGGATCGACGCTGAAACAGGTCACCGACCCCGATCTCGGCCTCGTGCTGGACGTGATGTATCTCGACGGGCGTTTCATCACCACGGACGGCAACAGCATCGTCCTGACCGAACTGAATGACCCGTATTCTGTCGATCCGCTCAAATATGGCTCGGCGGAAGTATCGCCCGACCCGATCCTCGGCCTCAACCATATCCGCGGCGAGATGAACGCGGCGGGCTCCAACACGATCGAGAATTTCCGTAATATCGGCGGATCCGGCTTCCCATATCAGCGCCAGCCCGGCGCCTTGATCGCGATGGGTGCGGCTGGAACGCATGCCTTCGCCTATGTCGCCGCGCTGGAGACGTTTTTCTTCGTGGGTAGCGGGCCCAACTCGGCGCCTTCCGTATGGGTGGCGGGCGGCGGTCAGGCGGTCAACATCTCCACGCAGGAGGTCGATACGGCCTTGCAGGCGCTGACCGATGATCAGCTCGCACTGGTGGAAGTGGAGACGCGCGAGGATAGCGACGAGCAGCGCCTCATGGTCCATCTGCCGGACCGGACGCTGGTCTATCTCGCTCAGACCTCCAAGGCGTCGGGCGAGCCCGTGTGGTGCGAACTGCGCGCCGGCACGGGCAACGACCAAGCCTATCCACTGCGTCACCTCGTCTATCAGGATGGCCAATGGTTCGGCGACACGGCGGACGGCAAGATCGGACGGCTCGACACAAGCATCGAAACCCTGTTCGGCGCTGAGCGTGGTTGGCGTTTCGACACGCTGTTCGTCTACAATCAGTCGGTCGGCGGCATCATCAATTCGCTTGAGCTGGTCGGCCTAACCGGCCGCGCACCCTTCGGAGCGGTGCCCCATATCTTCTTCTCCTACACCAAGGATGGGACGACCTGGAGCAACGAGAAGTCGATCGAGAGCGGGCGGTTCGGCCAGCGGCAGAAGCGCTGCCAAATCCGCCCGCATTGGCGCTTCACCAATTACCTTGGGATCAGGATGCGCGGCGCCGGGAATGGGCGGCAGGCATGGGCTTCGCTGCAGGCCGATGTGGAGGGCCTGGCGCGATGAGCCTCGATCCGCTCTCCGATTCCAATACCGCCAAGTTCATCCGGAGCGACTTGGAGCAGGTAGGCTTCAATCCCCGCGCGCGTGAGATATTGGAGACGCTGCCGCTCAATCAGGATGCGCTTACGCAGGAAGTGGCGGAGATTATCGACGAGGTGAACCTGGTCGAAGGCTCGGCCTTCATCGTCTGGGATGCGCCGCTCGGCAGCAAATTGACCGATGCGCGCTTGCTTGTCGGCAGCACGAACGTGGATGTCGCGCCGGACACCAGCGATGTGAAGATCGACCTCAAGGATACGGGCGTCACGGCGGGCACTGTGGGCAGTCCGAGCAAGCTCGTTGTGCTGGCGATCGATGCGAAGGGCCGCATCACATCAGCGTCTCAGGTCGACCTGCAATCGGGCAACGTCACCGAAACCTCGAACCTGTATTTCACCACCGCGCGCGCCCGCAGCGCGTTGTCGGCCGGCTCGCATATCGGCTATAATTCCGGAACCGGCGTGGTGTCGTTCAACGGCACGGGCGTTTCCGGGACCTTTGCCAGCCCGACGAGTATCACGGTTGCGGATGGTTTGATCACCGCGATTTCGTGACTTGCCTAAAAATTAGGCAAATGGCATATAGAGCGCGGTCGTTATAGCCCGGCACCGGGGCCACCTGTTTTGCAGGGGCTTTTGCATTGGGGCTGTTTTCCTTCGCCACAAATATCCTGAAAGCGGTTCCCTTCGTCGGGGATGTGCTGAGCGCTGCCGATAGCAAGAAGGCAACAAGCCAAGCGAACGCGGCCACGCAGCTCGGCATCACGAATGCCAAGGGCGATCTGAATAGCCAGCTTGGCACTTCGATGGCGGCGCTCAATCCCTATGCGACCGCGGGCACCGATGCGCTTAGTGGAATTCGCGCGCTGCTAGGTTTGAATGGCGGTGATGCCCAGGGCTCGGCCATATCATCGCTTCAGTCGTCACCGCTGTTTCAGTCTCTGTTCCGGCAGGGCCAAGATACGATCTTGAACAATGCCAGTGCGACCGGTGGACTGCGCGGCGGCAACGTGCAGTCGTCGCTTGCCAATTTCGGCTCAGACACGCTGGCGAGCGTCATTCAACAGCAGCTTGCCAATCTCGGCCAGGTTTCGCAGCAAGGCTTCGGCGCTACCGCTTTGGGCGCGAACCTCGGCGCTAATAATGCGGCCCAACTTGCGGGGCTCGATACGGGCTCCGGCCAAGCAAATGCGGGCGCGATCTTGGGCAAGCAGGCGATCGATAACAATCTGTATAGCGGCTTGCGTCAGCAGGTTCAGCAGGCATTGACGGCGGCAATGGGCGGCGGCGTTTCCCCGTTCGCCGGAGCGGCTGGGGCAAATAACATGTCCAAGGACGCGCTTGGTGGTCTGGGCCTGCCGACGCTGAATACCACCCCGAATATCAACATCGCGCTGCCCCGGGTTAGCGCCGGCCTGCCGGGGTTCTAATGGACTTTCAGCCCACCGATTTCCTGACCGGCCTAGGAGGCCTGCAAAATCTCCCGAATCCTTATCGGGAAACGCAGCAGGTCACCCAAGACCAACAGCAGCAGCAGGGCAACGCCCAGGCGCTCCAGCTTGGCGCGTTGAAGCTGGCCGCGATCGGTCAGCAGCAACAGCAGGCGCAGCAATATGCCGCCGACGTAAAGGCGGCGCTCGACCATCCCACGCCCCAGAATTTCGCCGCGCTGATCGCCAAATATCCCGACCAGCATGACGCGCTGAAACAGGCATGGGATGCACAGGATGCGCCGACCAAACAGGCCAACCTGACGCAGCTCGGCAACGTCTTTTCGTTTATTTCGAATAATCGCCCCGACCTTGCGGCGAAGTCACTTCAGGCGCGGATCGATGCCGAACGTGCGCAGGGCATGGACACGTCCGACGACGAGCGGGTGCTGGCGCTGCTCAACAGCGGCAAGCCCGAGGATGTGCAGACTGCCAAGGGCGTCACCGGCCACATGCTGGCGACGGTACTGGGGCCGGACAAGTATGGCCAAGCTCTCAAGGATTTGGGAATCACGACCGGTGACACCGAAGGCAAGGTCGTAGGCAAATCGATCGGCCATTACGAGGGCAACAAGTTCATCGTGGACTATACGGCTCCCGATGAAGGTCAGCTTCGCGAAATCAAGGTTACCGATCCTATCACGGGTCAGGAGACCACGCAGTTTGTGCGCGTCGGCGGAACGGGAGGAGGTGGTCCAGCATCTAGCGGTGGCGCTTCGCCCGGTGGCGGCGGAGCGCCAGTGTCAGTTCGCCTGAACAATCCGGGCGCGATCAAGTTCGACCCCAACAATCAGTGGCAGGGCCAGATCGGCCAGCAAGGCGGATTTGTCCAATTTGACACGCCCGCCAATGGAGCGCGCGCGCATCAGAAGTTGATCGCGAACCAGATCCACAACGGATTCGATACGCCGATGGCATGGGCTCAGCATTATGCACCGGCATCGGATGGCAACGATCCTACGACTTATGCGCAGACGATCGCGAGCGGTCTCGGGATTGGTGTAAACGACAAGATCCCGCTCTCGGCAGTGCCTAAAATGGCGGCCCTATCGGCGGGGGTGGAGGCCGGTGGCACGCCATCACCGGCATTGACTGGTTCGGGCGCTCAGTCTGGCGTAGTGGCATCCTTTGTCACGAAGCCGGTGGTCAGCAGCGGTCTCGACCCCAACTTGCAAGGCGCCGATGCACTGGCTGCGCTGCCGAAGCCTATGGCGGCTCGTGTTCAGCAGCTCATCGACGGGCGATCGATCCTTACCGCACGGGAAAA